ACGAACCAGAATAGATAAGCATTTTCGACATTTAATTCCCTAACCGCATCCATAAGTCCGTCCTGCGTTGGAGTTAATTGAGGAATTACAATATTAAGGGCTCTGCTGGGATAGCCTTCAAGGAATTTGTTAATAATTTCACTTGAATGAGCTTCAATGTAATCTGTGAAATTTTGCCTGCTTTTCAAAATTTCAATCGGTGTAAGTGTTTCTGTCATGTTGACCTCCTATAATTTTTGTACACTCACATTCATTGATTAGATATTGTTATTTTTAAAGTCATTCTTGCTATTTCGTATCATTCAAACACAATTATTTTTTCTTCCCGCGAACATTAAATTTTTCATTAACTGCTAAATAATGAACCGTTTCTTTAACTTTGACCCTATTTAATGCTCTATCGACATTTGCCATTTGTTTATTCATTGCATCAGTTTTAGTTTTAAAGTCTGAATCGGTTTCCTTGACATTTCTAAAATTATCTACAATGGATTTTAATTTACTTCTTTCGGATTTAAGATTTTTGTTTGCTTTATTTAATGCTTGCCTGCTATTTTTATATGCTTTGTTTAAATCTGAATCATTCATTTGAGAATATTCTTTAATCCATGCATCTTTAAATTTTGGTGAATTTGCATCAATTAAATCGATATCTCTATTTGTAAATTTTGATAATTCACTTTTAGCAGTACCGCCTCCGCCGCCGCTTCGTCCTCCGCCTGAACCGCGTCCGCCCATATTTTACATTCCTTTCTTTTTATTAACTGTTTTTATTCCACGATTTTTAAGAGCCGTTTCTGCAATTTTCAGGCTGTTATTCAAATTTGATGCTTTAGCGGATAATTCCTGTAATTTTAAATTTCCGTGAGAAATTCCCGTTTGCTCAAGTTTATTAAACTTATTATTTGCTCTGTTGAAATTTCGCCGTGCAATTTTGACAGCTTCGACAAGTTCCGCATCGCTCAAATTTTTATAAAAAGTATAAGTACTTTCAAATTCTTTTCCTGTAACAACCTTTTGGCTCATCTCTTTTACTCTGTCGGATAGACTTTTCGAAGCGCCGCCGCCGCTTCGTCCTCCGCCTGAACCACGTCCGCCCATAATTTACCTCACTTTCTTTTTTATTAATCTGTTTTGCCCCTGTGGAGTTTCTTTTCAGAAACTCTTACGTCGCCATCGTTCAGTTAAGCCACCGAAAACTCAACGTTTCCGTTGACGTAACTCCAGCTCACGCATTTTCATATACGGCTCAAACCATTGGATATTATTGTATCCGTCAAGTTCCTGTAGTCTGTTTCCATACACTAAAATTTTCTTTGGTTCAAGTTGTTTTAACATTTCTTTAAATCCTTGTATGAAAAGCTTTTTCGCCTTTTTATCATTCATAACTCCGACTGTCGCTATTGCAACAACGGAATTCTTAGGGACTCCAAGAAATGCATATTTATAACTTGATTTATCCGACCAACTTATAGTAGGAATTACTTTTATTCCTTTAGATTGCCAATAGGCGGCACACCAGCGGTTTCTATACACCTGCCATATTTGAAATGCTTTAGGATAATTTGTGTACATTGAAAAATCAGGCGATAAAACTCCATCGTATTTTTTTAATTCTTCAATCTGGGAATCCGCATTTTTCCAACACCTTTCAAACCTGTAATCATCTAAGAAAAAGTGTGCCGTTCCGCATCTATTTGAATCCACCCGATATGGGATGAGTTCTTTTACTTCAAACTCATCCGGTTTAATATCGGGTATCCCGTAAGGATTGGAGGAGACAAAAAAGCCTTTTTCAACATTTTGAACGTTTAATAAATCTCTCCAAGACATAATTACCTCTTAAGCCCTTAATTCCTGCACTGTTTCAAGAAGATAATTCGCAAATTTTTCAATTGCATTTACCCCCTGTTCAAAACAATAGTCATCAAGTTCATTCGGGGTTTTCTTAATTTTGTCTTTTAATTTAAAAAGACTATCTATTGCGGGCTGTGTGTATTTTGCCAAATTTTCATACAGCTTTGTAATTGAATTTGGCACATTCTTTTTAATAAGTTTCAAAACAAACGGCTGAATAACCGCCCAAATTGTGCTTAAGTCTTTCCAATTTTTAATTAGTGATAGTAAATTCATAGTTAAACTCCTTTCTTTATTTGAATTATGTACCATTGGATTTTGTTCCTTAAATAACCGCCGACTCTGTCCATTTGTAAATTCGGCAGGTACGGAAGATATGTAAAATCTATCTTTCCAAAACTTGAGGTTTTAGGATGAGATTGACCGAATTCATAATGGGTAAATACTGTTTTTTCATTTACGGGGATTCCGTATTCTAAGCAAAGCTGCGCTGCCTTAAAACACATTTTTTCAACCTGTTTTTGTGTTAGCGGATATTTTGTCTGTTTATCTTTCAAATTGAAATCATACATTCCGCAGCAGGAAATTCCGATACAACCTGTGTTGCCTCCGCCGGTGTGCTGTGCATATTTCCCGTCAAAGCAGTTTATATTATCCGGGGGTTTAAATTTCCCTTCCGTAACAACACCATCCTTATTTATTACAAAGTGGTAGTGTTCAATATCTGTTTTACAGGGCTGGTTTGTCCCCGCTGTCCAATGCAGACAGATTTTATTCAGTGATGTCATAATAAATCTCCTTACTTATATCTGATACATACGTGTACGATTTGAGATGGCGGCTGTACTGTTGAAGATTTGCCATATAAAGAATTACTATAAAAGGCTTTAAAATCCGCCTGTTGATATGCCGAACTTACTCCGGCTCCGCTTAAATCCTGAACAATTGAACTTGTTTTAAACGCTCCTGAAGCGTTATAAAATTGTCCTCTATATCTGGTTTCAATATGCCCGACAATATTTGGAAGTCCTGCTGCGATTTGGGTTCCAACATTACTCCCCGGCTGCAAAAATCTTTTTGTAACATTGTAGTCAGGAATTCTAAATTCGTCTTCTGCTTCTGTTCCGCTGTTAAATTTTGTACCGATTACGGAATAAAGAAGCTCGTAATCAACAATTTTTAAAATATATCCGTCACAGGATAAACAGGTTTCAGGAGTGTAGCCTACCGGATATATCAACAGTGAACCGACATTTTCAGGTGTTAAAATATTTTTATTGTAATTATTTTGATTTAAAGAATTTGTTTTTAAAGATAAAATTTTCATAGTTATTTATACTTGATACAAAGATGTACAATTTGTGATGATGGCTGAACCGTTGAAGATTTACCATATACGGAACTTGAACGGGATGCATTAAAATAAAAGCCGCCGATATTACCTCCTCTGCCACTAGCGTGGTAGAAAAATGTACCTCCGATATTATTGCCGTAAAATGCCCCTGATGTTGAATTATATCCGGGTTCTGCTCCGACATTATTCCAACCGCCTGTAATATTTGGTAATCCTGCTGCAATTTGAGAGCCAACCTTTGTTCCCGGCTGTAAAAATCTTTTTGTTACATTATAATCAGGGATTCTGAATTCGTCCTCTGATTCTTCACCCGTGTTGAATGCCGTTCCTATTACAGAATGAAGTTTTTTGTAATCAATAATCTTTAAAACATACCCGTCACATGAAAGACAATCATCCGGAACAAAATTTACAGGTGCTATATATAGAATTCCGATTTTGTTTTTTGTTAATTTATTAAAGTGATAACCGTTTTGGTTTATTTCATTTGTTATAAGATTTATTAATTTCATAGTTATTTATACTTAATGCAGACGTGAACAGTCTGTGAAGCCGGCTGTATGGTTGAATTTTTACCAAAAAGAGAATTTGAACGGGATGCATCAAAATAGATATGCCTTACATTTCGCTCTGTTCCCGAATGTGTATAGGAAGCAACTTTAGATGTAGCAGAAGCTAAGTATAATGCTCCGGAACATCCCCAAATTATACCATTATTTGAATCGGCATTAATACCGTCCTGATACATAGCACCCTTTATATTCGGTAAACCTGCTGCAATTTGTGTTCCTGCGTTTTTATTCGGCTGCAAAAATCTTCCGGTTATATTGTAGTCAGGAATTCTAAATGTTCCTTCTTTATCATCTTCATGATTGAATTTAGTTCCGACAATTTTATATAAATCCTCATAATCCGCAATAAGCAAGGAATACCCCTCGCAGGAAAAACAATCATCAGGTGTGTAATCAGTCGGATAAATAAATAATGTTCCTATTCTGTATTTTGTAAAAATGTTTGTGTGGTATCCGTTTTGATTAATTTTTTGGGGCTTTAATTTTTCTATTTTCATAAAGTCTTTAACTCTTCCCTTAATTTTTGAACCTCGGCATTATAGTAATCGAGCCAAGTTTCGCCGGTTGCTTCATCTTTTACGGATGGTTCGCACATTGCGCGAACTCTCTTGGTATCAAGTTCTACAAGTTCTCTTTCAATTTCCGCTTTACGAACGGCAATTTCTTTTTTGTGCAAAAACTCTTTGTATTCATCTGTATTTGAAATATCCACAAGTTTACCGTCCTCTTTTTTGTATTTTTCGGGGTTTTGTTGAATGTCATCAGAAACCTCTTTTGATACAATTTGAAATCCTGATTTAATTTCACCCACATATTCAATATTTGAGATTTCTTTTGATTCAATATTTACCTGTAACAACCCTCTGAAATCAGGTTCAATTTCCCAATTTTCACCGTTCCAAATTGCAATCTCTTTTTCTTTAGTTTCAGGCGGCTCAATAAATGTTGCCATTGCAGGCAAAAGATATTCGTTTTGCCGTCTCGGGTTTTTTAGTGCCGGAAATTTCCCCGAAAAAGATTTTTCTTCCGTGTTGTAGCTGTAATAAAATTTTGTTTCCATTTTGTCTCCTTGATTTATTTTTTATTTTTGGATTTTTTCATATTCCTATCAGCCCTCAAGCGTGAACACTCCTACAGGAACAAGGTTTGTTTCCTGCCAGATGTTTAATAAATATATGTAACTTGCAAGCGGTTCTAAAATTTTGAACCACACATCGTTAGCCGTATAATCCGTTGGTTCTAACATTTGCGTAAATATTTGATTAGGCAGGGCAACAAGCGTAAAAATACCGTCTTCCGAATTTACAAATAAATTAAAATTTTGTGTGCCTGATTCCGGGCATAAATCAACAACATCCAAAACCAAATCTTCTTCAACATTATATGTTTTACTTGATGCCGTTGTATAAGTAAAGGGTGCATGGGCAGTGATATAAATATGTGTTGTAATATCGCTGTCTTTTGAATATGTTTCATTTTGCCCGATTGCAATTTTTGTTAAATTCAAGTATGTTACAACACCGATTGAATTAGTGCAATCCGAATCCGAAAAACATTCAGCTCCTAATGTTAAGCTTTCTTTAATGTAAAAATCACCTGTTGTTGAACCTGAATAATGAAGTGCGTTTTCTTCATCTTCCGATAACGTTTCAATTACTCCGAATGCTATACTTAAATTTTCAGTATCAACAGCAACAATTTTCCCTTTTTCAACGGATAACTCTGTATCGGAATAAACAATTCCATCTTTTTCAAATACAAAATCAAGCGGAACATAAAATATACCCAAATTAGCTGCTGTAAATTTTTGAACCTTTACAGTTTCGCAGGATAATAAATCAGGATTTCCTTTAGAATCCAACTTGCAGGAATTTAAGCAAAACGGCGTTAAAATACTTTTTGTTTCAATTTCCGGTATAAATTGTTTCGGGATTAACCCTGAATTATCAAGGGGAGTATATCCGTTTGCCGCACCTTTTTCGGATATCTTTTGGTATTTTTCAAGTTCTTCTTTTGTAACGCTGCTAATATTCGGGTTTATTACAAGCTCTGTCAGTTCCGTATTAGATAACAATAATTCAATTCTTATTGTTAATTGTTTTACAGTGCCTGAATCGGGCAACTGTTTATATGTTTCGGGGAATTTTGAAATTACAAGAAGATTGCCTGCGTTATCAAAAACACCCGCTTCTCTTACAATAAACCCTCCGACTTCAGCAGGAACGGTTGTAATACAATAAAATCTGTCGTTTATCCATTCGCATTGTTCAACAGCTCCCCGCCAGACTTCATTAACCAGTTTTGTCTGAGCTGCTGTAGGTTCATAATATTTGCCGCTGCCGTCCCCGAGTGCAATTTCAGAAATATCAAAAGGTATTCCCTCTTTAATACATTTTAACTGTTTTTCAGTACAATAATCCGTTACAAGCGAATAAAATTCATTGCTCATTTTTACTCCTTAGAATTGACCGTTATTGTTTCATTCTGCACGCAGGCAGAATATGTATGCATTTTAGTCTGTGTTGAAAGATGAAA